CCAACAGCGTAACATCTATTGGGGAATATAACCAAGAAATCGAGGGTGAGACGAATGTGGAGATTATTCCCGTAAGTGCCTGAAAGACTGCTGATTTTATGTATTCCATGTTTCGATGGGCAGGAATGCATATTGTGAAATATGACCATCGTTCCGTTACCAAATCGTTACCTGTCTCGTTACCGGAAGTTGTGTGGGTAACGAAATAGCCCCAAAATAGTCGGAGGCTCGGAAAAACATACATATTCGGACACATTCTTCCATACGGAGGACGCTTGTAATTGAAGTATTTTTGCAACCAATTTATAAGCGAGTATGAAAGAAGAAAAATTCAAGGTGCTGCTCTACCTCAAAAAGAGCACGACGGACAAGAAAGGCAAGGCTCCCATCATGGGACGCATCACCCTCGGAAACTCGATGTCACAGTTTTCGTGTAAGATTTCCTGCACCCCTGACTTGTGGAATCCCCGTGAAAGCCGTCTGAACGGCAAGAGCAAAGAGGCGGTTGAGGTGAACCGCAAGATTGACCAACTGCTGCTTGCCATCAGCAATGCCTACGAGTCCGTGAAGGCACGTCAGTCGGACATCTGTGCCGCTGACGTCAAGGCGGTCTTGCAGGGCAGCATCCAGTCGCAGGTGACGCTGATGCAGTACGCCCGGCGTATGAAGGACGAATGCCAGTCACGCATCGGCGTTGACCGTGCCAAGGGAACCTACTACCACTACAAGGCTTTTTGTGACTATCTTCAGGCGTTCGTGCAGAAGAAGTTCAAGACCAGCGACATCGCTTTCGGGCAGTTGACGGAACAGTTCATCTATGATTTCCAGTCGTACATCTGCGACGAGTGCGGACACGAAGGCTCTGCCCGTCATTTCCTTGCCCTGCTGAAGAAGGCTTGCAAGGGCGCCTTCAATGAGGGCATTGCCGAACGGCAATACTTCGCCCACTTCTCCCTGCCGAGAAGACGCGAGACTACCCCCAAGGCGCTCAGCCGTGAGACCTTCGAGAAAATCCGTGACCTTCAGATTGACCCGAAGGACGAGGGGCATATCCTGTCGCGTGACCTCTTCCTGTTCGCCTGTTACACGGGCGTACCCTATTCCGATGCCGTGTCCGTCACGGATGAAAACCTCTCCATCGACGAGGACGGCAACCTCTGGCTGAAGTACCTCCGCCGCAAGAACGAGAACCGTGCAGCCGTGAAGTTGCTGCCCGAAGCGATTGCCCTCATCGAGAAGTACCACGACGATACGCGCAAGACGCTCTTCCCGTATGTGTTCCACCGCACCCTTCACGCCCATCTGCGCGGCATATCGGGCTGGATTGGGCTGAAAGAGTCCATCCACTACCATCAGGGACGCCACTCTTTCGCCAGCCTGATAACGCTCGAAGAGGGCGTGCCGCTGGAAACCATCAGCCGTATGCTCGGCCACACGAACATCAACCAGACACAGGTCTATGCCCGTGTCACCCCGAAGAAACTCTTTGAGGACATGGACAAATTTATAGAAGCAACCCAAGATTTCAAACTCATCTTAAAATAAGGAGACACCATTATGAGAAGTACATTCAGCCTGCTGTTCTACATCAACCGTGCCAAGGTCAAGGCCGACGGCACCACCCCCGTCCTGTGCCGCATCACCATCGACGGGCGCAATACCGTACTCACCACCGACATCGCTTGCCGTCCCGAAGACTGGAACCCCAAGAAGGGCGAGACAGCCATTGCCAGGGACAACAACCGACTCATCGACCTGCGCAAGCGAATCGAAACCCTCTATGACGAGCAACTGCGTGAGAACGGTGTCATCACCCCCGAAATCCTGAAGAACATCGTCACCGAGAAAACGAAGAAGCCTACCACACTGCTGCAGATGGGCGAATGGGAACGTGAGCGACTGCGCATCCGTGCCAACGAACTGAACAAGGTGAACACCTACCGCCAGAGCCGTTCCCTGCAAGCCCACCTGCAAGAGTACCTGCTCTCGCTCGGCAAGAAGGACATCCCTCTGACGGAGATTGATGAAGCCTTCGGGCAAGGCTATAAGGTGCATCTGGTGAAAGGCAAGAATCTCGGCCCTGCCCATTCAAACGCCTGTCTCATCTGGCTCAACCGCCTGATGTGGCTCGGTGTGGATATGGAAATCATGCGTTGCAACCCCATTGAGAACGTGGAATATGAGAAGAAGACGCAGACCCGTCACCGCTTCGTGAACCGTGAGGACTTCAAGCGGCTGCTGGCAACCCCGATGGCCGACGAGCGCATGGAGATGTTCCGCCACTGGTTTATCTTCTCGTCGCTCACGGGACTGGCCTACGTCGATGCCCGTGGCTTCTACCCTCACCACATCGGCAAGACTGCCGACGGTCGGCGCTACATCCGCATCAACCGCCAGAAGACCAAGGTGGAGTCGTTCATCCCCCTGCATCCCATAGCAGAGCAGATACTCGGCATGTACAACACCACCGACGACGAGAAGCCCGTCTTTCCGCTTCCCACCCTCAACAGTGCCTGGACAGACATCCACGAAATGGGCTTTGCCATCGGCAGGACTGAAAACCTCTCGGCGCACATGGCCCGCCACACTTTCGGCACGATGCTCGTATCAGAAGGCATCTGTCTGGAAAGCATCGCCAAGATGATGGGGCACTCCAGCGTGAAGAGTACGCAGGTCTATGCCAAGGTGACCGACGACAACATCAGCCGTGACATGGACAAGCTGCAGAAGCGCAGGGAGGAAAAGGGACTGACAACGAGCGACACCACTGCCGAGCATAACAAGGCACTGCTGCAGAAGAAACTCGACCGTCCGAAGGAACTGCTGCGCGAAGACCCACGACTGGCAGTGAAGAAAGTCGGTCGCCCCAAGAAGAACCTATTGTATCACATTCCAAAAGACTGAAACGTTATGAGACACTTATCAATCATCCCCAAGGATGTCTTCGAGCGAGGCATCATCAGAATGACCGAGGACGGTGTTGTCACCATGCCCGACAAAGACGTGTGGATGACGGTGGACGAGATAGCGGACATGCTTTTTGTGCAGTCCGCCATCGTGTACCGTCGGATCAAGCACATATATAATAAAGGTATCGCGCACGAAGAGGACACTCACGGCTCATTCCGCCTGTTTCCCTATCACCCCGACTGGAACATCGACGTGTATAACCTCGAAATGGTTATCCGTCTGGCCTACGTCATCGACAGCCATAACAGCCTGAAGTTCCGCCAGTACATCATGAACCGACTGATGGGCAGACCGATGTACGAAAACGTCTGCCTGACGTTAGAACTGCCACCGAGATAGGAGTAACAACTATCCTACAAACCCAAATCCGCATCACCTGTTGCCGCTGCAATGGTGGTGCGGATTTGATTTTCAAGAAAAACGAATAACAAGACCTGAAGCGATATATATAGTGCGTGATAATACATTCAAATGTAAAAATACCAATAATTAGGTATTGACCTGTATCTTTTTTATTCGTATATTTGCCAACGAGATAGATAAAGATATTTTCAACCACTAAAACAAGAATCATATGGCAGAGTTTACAGGACAAAATGACGAGCAATTTGCCACCGGAGCGGCAATTGGAGGTGTTGCAAATGTTCTTGCAAATACCACAGCTATTGGATCTTCAGCAACTACTGTTGCTTCTTGGATTGGAGCACACTGCGGAAGTTTATCTGCAGTTAAATTGGGAATCACAGTCGGGTTGTCTCCACATTTGGGCGTGATTGCTCTTTTGGGAGGTGTCGGTTATCTTTTGTATAAAGCAAGTCGATAACAATCTATGCTGTTTTGCTATAGAAAAAGTTATGCTCAAATGGAAGTATGATAAGTGGGGAAAAATCTACTGAGCACCAAAGATGTACAGGATTCTCCCCCTATAATCGGTTGTGGCTTACATCTTAAGCATGTGAGCCACAATCCATATGGTGATATAGCATGCCACAGGCAACTAGTTGTACTTTAACGCTACAAAACATTCATTTACATTCTCTTTATTTCTTGTTTTAACGAATGACATTTAAAATGACTGTTACAATTTTTGATAAACATTGGAGGATTAATTCAATATTATAATTTAATCCGTGTCACTGGTAGATACTGCTAAGGTTGTGCAGTTATTCTATGAGACTCCCTCCTAAACTTCAAAAATGCCTTTCATATTAATCTTCTTGGGTGTTTTTTACTTAATAATTCGTGTTGTTTCTGAAGATTTACATGAGTGTATATTTGTGTCGTTACAACAGAACTATGACCAAGTAAATGTTGGATATATGTTATATCAACACCTTCTTCCAATAGAAGAGTTGCATATGTATGGCGAAATGTATGCGGAGTTATTTTCTTCTTTATTTGAGTTAATGATACGAGATTCTTTATAAGCAATCTGACTGATTGAGTGGATAGTTTATTATGTAAACGATTAACGAATAATGGGTATTGTGAATCACAAGGGCCCTGTTCTTTTAGCCATTCTTTTATTGCTGTCAATGTGGCTTTCTGACTGATATCCACTATCCGTTCCTTATTTCCCTTGCCAATGATTCTAACACATCCTTGCTTCATGTCAATATCACATAACCGCAGGTCACAGAGTTCACTAACACGCATACCTGATGCAAATAACAATTCAACAATGGCGATATTACGAGTTGCCGTGTGATAAGAAAAGGTTTCTTGTTTACAATTCCTCTGTTGCTTGTACACAATGTTAAATAGAGATTTCACTTCTTCTATGCTCATTACAGTAGGTAAACGGATTGGTTCACGCATTCTGATTTTCATCTTCCGCATAGGGTTATTATACCATTCATTTTCATATTCGTAATAATTCAGCATAGCTTTTATTGTTGCTATCTTCCTTTTTATTGTTTTATGACGAAAGTGTGAAATGGCTTGGA